TATTAGTTCTTTTGATTGTAGAAATAAGTTTACATTTAACAGAGATTATTTTTGATTTGTTTCAACATTTTCATTTCTATGGATTTAATTGGTGAGATACAGTTACAGAAATAGAGCAAATAAACTGATTTATTACATTATTATTTTTGCTATTGGACTTCACATTCTTGAACTGTGGTTAGATATATCTTTTTTTGATTATTTAAAACAATTGGATTGGGAAGATGGTTAAGAGACAAAATATCAGCACGTATAAACAAACGAAAAAAACGAGAAGGAGACATAAACTAAAAGGACTTAAACATAGAAAAAAATTAAGTCCTAAATCACATCTAAGATAATTATGGTAAAAATTGTAAAAAAGATAAAATCAAAATTTGCAAATGCTGACAATGTTATTGATGGGATAGTTGATATTGGATTATTGGTATTTGATGTTCTGTCATCACCAATTTTATTAGTAATGAGATTAGTGCGATATTATATCAAGAAATGGATAAAAACATTTATTAAGACATTTTTAAAAAAAACCTATCATAAGATTTACGATAAACCTAATGCCACGACGAAAGAAAAAGGGACAACAACCAATAATTAAATATTATATTTGTTTTGGTTATGATATAGATGTAGAAAAATGGTTTATTGACATAGAACTTTTAGACTTTCCTCAATCCGAAAATATTCGTTGGTTTGAAACGAAAAAAGAATTTGAGAAAAGTCTGCAAAACTATTTAATCTACCAATAGTTTTTTCTAAAATTTTTTGGAATATATATAGCATTCCCAACAATGACATCATAGAACTGATATGAATTGTTGTCAGATGAAAAACTTTGCTCCCAAACTTCGGTTGCAAATCTATTGATTTTTTTGTTTCTTAGTTTACCCTCTTCACAGATAAGGAAACAATCACCACCCATAAGATTTACACATTCAATCATATCAGTTTCTACTAATTCATAGGCTTTTTCTAAACTTGGAATATCTTTCTCCTCTTCTACAATGTAAGTTGATATTCCATTAGCACCTAAGTTTACTTTCACTATTCCTCCATTCTTTCAAAGTCATTTATAATATTTTCTTTGTTTTTGATTACTGTATTAATCTTATCTATTGCTACACCAAGATTAGCTTCTGCTTCATCATTAGTTGCAACTGCTTTAAGCATAAAAGATTTTACCTTTTGTAAGTTGTTAATGTCTTCTAAAATATCATTCATTTATTTACTCCTGTTGTTGTTTATAAACTCATAGTACAGTAAATAATATTATATGCAAGTTTTTTTTGTACAAAAAGTAAAAGATATTTGAAATAAAATAATTTTAGTATAAAGTCTATTTTATGAGTTTTAGATGTATTGCAAATTGTATTGAAGTTAATGACATAAAATCTACTACAAAACTTGTGCTAATTATGTTAGCAAATTATGCTGATGAAAATAATCAAACATTTCCAAGTAAAAAACATTTAGCAAAAATATGTAATTGTGACGATAGAACTGTGACCAGATGCCTTTTAGAATTAGAGCAAAAAAGGTACATAAAAAAAGAAACGAGATTTATTGATGGGAGACAAACATCAAACCTTTACACAATAAAAGTAAAAGACATAGGGGGTACAATTCTGTCACCCTCCCCCACTACAAATATGTCACCCCATTATACTATCAATAAAGATACTAAAGAGGTTATAAAGAAAAAAAGTAATGGGAGGAATATATATACAGAAGAGTTTGAAGAGTTCTGGAAACTATACCCAGACTCAGACCATAAAACCAAAAAGGATAAGACTTTTATAGAGTGGAAAAAATATCCAGATAAACAAGAATTAAAAAAGTTTCTTAATAATTACATTAAAAGAAAGGGGGGGAAATTTATACATAATCCATACAATTGGTTCAAAGATAAAGTTTATCTAAACTTTAAATCTGATATATTAGAAATACAAAAAACAAAAAACTCACTAGCTGGGTAAGGAGTAGTAATGGAAAGACAATTAAACGAACAAGGAATTTATTTAAGTTCCTATAGTATTGGAACATATAAAACATTTTGTCCTAAATGTAGAAACAGTAGAAAGTCACAAAACAGACACGACACACCTTTATCAGTCACGATTGAAAATGACAAAGCATTATTTAATTGTCATAATTGTGACCACACTGGCATAGCAAGTGACAAACAAACTTATCAAACTGTACCTAAGTCAAATCCAGATAAATTAGACTCTTGGTTTTCAAAACGAGGAATAAGCAAAAAGACAACAGAAGATTTAGGAATTTATGAATGGAACGAAAATATTTGTTTCCCATACATTCAAGACGGAGAAACAAAAAATGTAAAATATAGAACATATGATAAAAGGTTTCGACAAAAACCAAATGCTCAACGAACTCTATATAACATTGATAATGTAAAAAAATATTGGGATGCAACAGGTAATAAGAATATTATTATCTGTGAAGGTGAAATGGATGTTGTTGCATTTTATGAAGCGGGAGTTATCAATGCCGTATCGCTTCCAGATGGAGCCCCTAAGTCTGCAAAGTTTGATTTAAAAGATTTACGATTTAGTGCATTAAAAAATTGTTCTTTTTTAAATGAGGTTGATAAAGTTTACATTGCAACTGACCAAGACGAAGCGGGAAAGGCATTACATCTGGAATTAGTCCATAGATTCGGAAAAGATAGATGTTTACGAGTTAACTTTCCAGACCAACAAGGAGACATTCCAACCAAAGATGCAAATGAATGTTTAATGAAACTTGGAAGGAATACTTTAATACAATGTTTAAAGGATGCTATACCATACCCTATAGATGGCATACACACAGTCAAGAATTACCAACAAGAAGTTTTTGATATCTATGAAGGTAAAATACAAAGACCACTCTCCACGGGGTTTAAAATCCTTGATACGATATATAAAATTCAAGCTGGAACATTTCATTTAGTCACTGGTGTACCGAATCACGGAAAGTCAAACTTTATAGACCAATTAGCAGTCAATATGTTAAGAGAACACAAATGGAAATTTTGTATATTTTCTCCAGAGCATTCAACACCTCAACATATTAGAAGGATAGTAGAAAAGATTGTAAAGAAACCATTTGATGATGGAGTGTCTCAAAGAATGAGTGTTGATGAACTTAATAGGGGTTTGAATGTTCTAAACAACAATTTCTACTTTATGGAAAACAAAAACAACATTCCCACCATAGATTGGATACTTGATAAAGCAAAGCAATCAGTATTGAAGTTTGGTGTAAAAGGGATTATAATTGACCCCTATAATGAGATAAACTCAAGCAGAGAAGGGAATAAAAGAGAAGATGAACATATTAGAGATATTATCAGCAAAGCTAAAAAGTTTTGTAGAACACACGAAGTCACTATGTGGATGGTTGCCCACCCAAGTAAAATGCCTAGAGCAGAAGATGGTTCAATCCAAGTGCCGACCTTGTATGATGTTAGTGGCTCTGCTCATTGGAATAATATGTGTGATGTTGGTCTGGTAGTTGCTAGAAATTTTGATACACAACAAACCAGAGTAATTACAAGAAAAGTTAGAGAGCAAGGATTGTATGGAAACATTGGAGAATGTTTTTTTAGATACGATTTATCAGAAAGAGTTTATAAAGAGATTGTAGACTCATCCAAACCAGAAGCACAGACCCATTGGAATGATTGATGAAAAAAAATTCTAAATCAACATTTATGAAAATATATCAAGACACAAATGTTTTTGATAAGGCATTACAAAGAATAAACTGGTTGTTTGATGAATTTGATACTGTTGCAACGAATATTTCTGGAGGTAAAGATTCAACAGTTGTCTTGGAGTTGCTTATAAAAGTAGCAAAAGAAAGAAAAAGACTTCCAGTCAAAGTTTTATTTTTAGACCAAGAGGCCGAATGGACTGAGACCATACGACAAGTAAAGTATTCTATGGAGAGAAAAGAAGTTGAACCCTATTGGTTTCAAATACCTTTTATAATTCAAAATGGAACATCAACTATTGATTGGTGGCTTAAATGTTGGGATAAAGAAAAGCAAGATAAATGGATTCATCCTTATCAAGAAATGTCATACAAAGAAAATGTTTATGGTTCAGATAGATTTTATAAGATTATGGATTTGATTTATGAGAAAGAGTGGGGGTCAAATATTGCTGTTTTAGGGGGAGTTAGAACTCAAGAGTCAGCAACAAGAAAGCTTGGGGTTTGTGCTGACGCAACCTACAAAGGAGAAACTTGGGGAGCAATAAGAAATAAAAAGAAAGGAATATATTCTTTCTATCCGATTTATGATTGGACTTTTCACGATATCTGGAAAGCAATACACGACAATGGATGGAGATATAATAAGGTTTATGACTCAATGTACCAATACGGACTTCCTTTTAGCAGTATGAGAGTTTCTAACCTTACACACGAGACTGCAATAAAAAGTAATTTTTATGCACAAGAGATAGACCCAAATGTTTATGAAAGACTTACACAAAGAATTGGTGGAATTGATATGGCCTCAAAATTTAACGAGGATTATTTTGTTAACGATTTACCTTATATGTTCAAAGACTGGACAGAATATAGAGATTATTTATTAGAGAATTTAACACAAGATAAATACAAAAAATATTTCAAAGGATTGTTTAAAAGAAATCAAAACACATATGGTAGAATATTAGAACAAGTTCCAGAACTGTTAGTAAAATGCAGAAAGGCACAAATCCAAAGTATTTTAACAAACGATTGGGAGGGTACAAAGATGGAAAACTTTAGACGATTACCTTTATTAGCAAGGTATAGACGAGAAGAATTAGAAGGAGTTAAAAGTGACTTTTGATAAACACCCAATAAGCAATATTAAATGGATTAAGATTGATGAGGTACAAGCAAATAATTACAACCCAAATGCAGTAGCTAAGAATGAGATGAATCTACTTTACACATCAATCAAGGAGGATGGATACACACAACCAATTGTTACCATCTTTGATAAAAAGATTAACAAATATATTATTGTTGATGGATTCCACAGATATACAATTATGAGAATGTACAAAGATATATATGAAAGTACAGATGGGCATTTACCTATCGTTGTCATAGAGAAAAGAATTGAGGAAAGAATGGCATCTACAGTACGACACAACAGAGCAAGGGGAAAGCACAACATAAACGGAATGGCAAACATTGTATTCAATATGTTAGATAATGGAATGGATGATAAAACAATATGCAATAAACTTGGATTGTCAGCAGAAGAACTAATAAGATTGAAACATACGACAGGATTTAGTAAGCTATTTGAAAACACAGAATATTCAAAAGCTTGGGAAACAAGACGACAATTAGAATTGAGAAAAGAATATGAAAATAGAAACAGTTGATATCAACACAATAAAACCATATTGGCGTAACCCACGAAAAAACAATGATGCGATAGAAGCCATTAAAAATAGTATTACAAAATATGGATACAATAATCCCATCCTAATTGATAAAGATAATGTAATTATTTCTGGGCAT